ATTGATGGAGGTAACATAGATGATTATGCTAGAAGAAATTACTCAGATGATAGACAATTATATGCGTCAGCTCAGGATCCATATCAGGACAGTATGGTTCAACGTAAAGAAAAAATTGATGAAGCAGTAAGTAATCGTATAAGAGCAGAAGAACATCTAAGGAGGATACGTGGATATTAAAACAATAGCAGGAATTGTGGGATTAGTAATAACTATTGGTTCACTCTTTGTATTTCAAGGTCAGTTGATCCAAAGGATTGATGTGCTTGAGGCACAATCAGCACCAGATATTAAACCACTCGAGCAAAACATAGCTATTAACAAGGCTGAAATTGCTGTACTTAATGCTAAAGTTAATGAAATGAAAGCAAGGTCTGATAACCCATTAGGAAACTAGTGTATATAACGAGCTTATTTGCCCCAAAATCGCCAGTTTACACACATACCTATAGTATCTTCCCAGTATTCTAATAACTCTTGCTCAGTACAGTAACGATTCTCAAATGCTTTTCTTCCAAGACCATGAAATCCATGCTTGTTTTCTCTATGATGATGAACACATAGAGGAATACATTTAATATTTCTTTGTCCCATACCCATCCCTTTACGTAAGTGGTGTATTTCTATTTGATTTTGCGTCCAATTTTTCTTGGGTATATTGTATTTCCTACACACAACACACCCAAATTTCTTTTGACTTTCGTAAAGTTTTTGCATCTCTGCTTTCTTGTTCATTATCTTGGGGCTGGCAACGACAAATTCCTTTCCTCTGCCTTTTTGTTTTTATCTAGATATCCTAAGTCAACTAATCTTTCTACTATCTTGTACGCATGACTACGACTAGTTAATCTTATGGTCTTTGTAATCTCTGCGTATGTAGGACTTACATGATTTAACTCTATGTATTTCCTAACATACGCATATACATCGTGTTGTAACTTAGTCATTAGAATGGAATGTCATCGTCAGATGGTATGCCATCATCTCTAGTAGGTAGAGATGTAACATTGTCAGATACATTGTCATCTTTATTTCCAAGCAATACTATCTCACGTGCTGATATGTTAATTGCTTTTACCTCAGCGCCATCACGATTAGTATAAGTATTATACTTGAGTGATCCATCAACAGATACTTGTTTACCTTTAGTCATGTAAGGTGCTAAGCCATCTATTCTTCTGGTATCTCCATCTCTTTGCGACCATAAGGCACAGCTATGCCACATGGGTACTGTTGATTTTGTTTCGCTATCATAAGTATCAGTAGCCACAGAGAATGACAGAAACATCTTGCCACTTTGTAGGGTTTTAATTTCTGCATCTTGCCCTAGTCTACCTATGAGTGATACTTCACATTTAGTATTAGCCATTCATTTGCTCCTTTCTTTCATTGATTATTATTTTAAGTTTGGCTAGTTCATCTTTATTAAATATAGCTTTTAACAAAGATAACTTGCCTGTATCTGTCATTGATACAAACTCTTTTTCATCTGCATCACATAGTTTTCTCTTGTAGTCATCAAAGCCACCGGGAAACTCATCTGCAAACTTTTTACCTGCTTTGTTTCCTAAGTTGTTCATCTCAAACAATGAGGCATATTCACTACCACCTAATCCCATAGATGCTAACGCTCTACCTATTGCTGACGTGTCACAGTTTTCTAGTGCTGATGTCTGATTGACTGGTCCTTTGCCTATTAATTCAAAGGCAAGTCCAGATCCAACAACGTTACCATTACATACATCTGTAATCGTACACTTAACTGCTACCTGTTTGTCATTACACAATTCAGGTATTATGTTTGTATCTATGCCATAGGTATAACCAAATGTTTCTCTAAATGCAGTTACCCTATGTTTTACTTCAGTATAAGTTTTACCACCTTTGGTACCTATACCATCTTTTTTGTGTAAATCAGCTACTCTGCTCATACAGTTCATAACTGTACTTGCATGGTCATCTAGTATACACTCATTACTTTTAGTCATTGTTTACTCCCAATATTCTAAGTTGATTATTCTTGTTACGCTTGATTGATATCGTGTCTGTATAGGCATGGTTACAATCACTTGAAACAAGAGATTTAAGATTAGCTTTTGCTTGGTTGTGTATATCTACAACACTTTTTGTTTCCAAATAAGTATTTGCATTGTCAACAAACTCGCTATTGTCTGACATATCACATGGTGTCATACCATCAATAGGTATTACTTTAGGTGATACATCAACCAAACCATCAAAGCCGGATGGTTCTTTATTTGTTTCTACATATTTCCAGAATGCGGATTCACGTTTCAATAACTCATCAGCAAACTCAGGATCATAATCTATTAGACCTGTTTCATGTTTGTTGTTACCAAATATGACAGACAAATAACAGTGGTCTGTTCCCATATTTAGATACTTTAGATGTGTCATGTAGTGATGCAGCTGAGCATAATAATACTGAGCAACATACATCATGTCGTTGTCTTGATGTGTGTGTTTACATTCTATAACAGTAGCATTTTTGTCTTTGTCATACGTTAAGCCATCTACATTGGATGTCATGTGTTTGTATTGTTCTAGTTCAATACTTCTGTCAATACTTATATCAAGTTCTTTTGATGCTAACTCAATATTATATTGTTCTGTTATGATTCCAATGTTGACAGGTATAATGTCTGACAAATCTTTTTGTTCAACCTTGCCTGTCTTTTCAAGCCATAGGTTATGCCAGTCTCCAGTCCAGACACGCCTTGCATCTGAACCACCTAGCCCTTTAGTTCTATCCATATTGTACTCCCATTGTTTAACTATTGTACTACTTTTCTTTATAATAATCTATTAAATACTTGCTTGGTTTCACACCTCCTGATTGTTTAAATTTTTCTAACGCTATCATTGAATTGATAACACTCATTAACCATTCTTTATGTTCCAGATACAATGGATCGCAACGATTAACAAACTCTACTGGCAATGGTAATCGTGGATACTTGTACTCATGACATATACTTCTAGTACATTCTTGTAGCACAAACGTTGGATATACTTCCAGTGCTTCAAAGTACACGTTCAATCCTACATCATTGGGTACTGATATCTGAAACGTTGATGATATAACTTCTAGTGCTGATGCAATATCCATACGATTACATGGCATCATAACCTTTCGGTCATTCTTGATTACATCTAGTCCTGCGCTGTCAATCCCCTTTGATAACTGAAAGTCGCTTGACTTCCCCATCTGATTTTGAATCTCTTGCTTTCGCAACTCTAGTAAGAGATGACTGTCTGTCCTGAACATCATTGGTAGACGTTGCAGAATGTCCTGTTCTTCTGTTGTTCTTGCGATAGTTTTCTCTACACCAGATCCTGAAACGTGCATCCCAACTTGCGTATACTCTTCCAGTAGAGAGGAACCAATCTCTAAATTGTCGTGTTTCATAATGTATGTCTAGTCCTGGACACTCGGATAGCATGTCCAATGTTGTTTGTTCTGAGGGTATCCAGTCCTCTGTAATAGGTTTGTTCTTCATTGTATCTCCTAAAATAAAGTGTGTTGTTCTATGTTAGAACAAGCAGTATCATTTACAAGCTCCAACAATACATCACGCCATTCTTCACGCATCACTTTCTTATGTGCAAAGTAAAACTTCTCATGATTAATAGGCACAGACATATGTAACAACGTAGTTTTGTTAGCAGGTATTGTTGTTTGAATTACATTAGGCAGGTTGTCATGAATAATACAACCACAAAACTCAAGCCCACTGTCACTAAAATTAACTGCTCTAATATCTACATCAATATCAGACTGAGGTATTGATTTGACTTGTGTAAGAGTACACCGCATTTCAATACCCCTCCAAGTAATGTACACAATTCTAATTGTCTTCATCTTGTTTAAGTTGTCTAGCTTTTTTAACCAGTTGTAAGAACTCATCTACTTCATTAATTTTTTTACGTAGGTCATTTCTTGTAACTGTATAAGCTAGGATAGTTGCATTGCATTGATGCTCAATCATTTGTAATCCAGCATCTGTTTCAGTAAGCAAGTTTACATCTTTTTCAACTACTGGATCATGTGCATCAGTTAGCAATTCTTTTACACTACCCATTGTCTACCTCCTGCCAATGTGAGCTATCAGTCATGGCGTATAGTTTATGTTCACACTTTGGTACGTTGTTGTATCTCCACTCAATGTCTTCTCCATCTTGCCATATACCTGCATAGTCACATCCTGGTTCAGCATATCGAGCTTTGACATAGTACCCTTGTTCTTTCATCTTGGAAAATATATTGATTGGTGGCGACCACGCTGATGAGAAACTAAACTCTATAAAGTTAGTATCTCTATCGAATATGTCAGCATCACCGATATCCCATTTGGTACTCCAGTTTGCTACACACCAGTCATAGTTCCATTTACCATTAGGATATGGTGCAAACGAATAGCATAAAACATCCGCCTCAATATACCCTATCAGTCTTCGCATTTTTTTAGTACGTGGATGCGAAACTTCCACTTGATTATCACACCAATTTGGCATGGCTCCCTCCTTAAGTTGTGCCTACCACATCTCAAACCCATAGTAGTAGGCACGTTATATCTATACACCATGTATAGAATTTAGTTAAAGTACATCTCCACTAGAGTTCTATAACAAATGTTATCTGCTTTGCTATCACGTGTTGCAAAGAATCCCTCACACTCACGATAAGCCATGTAACATCTGGCATAAAATGGTTTATGATTATTATTAATCTTAAATCCATCTGTTGATCTAGTTTGTTTGTCGGTATGCCAACGAATGACAGATATAATATCTTCAATAGAATACCTATGTCTTTTCTTTTGTCGTGCCTCGTCTGCATATTCAACAATGAAACGCCAGACATCTTTGTTATCTCTATGAAATAATAGAAACTCAGTTAGTGCATAGCGTTGGTCAGCTGTGATGATACCCTCACCACGTAATAGTGCTAGTTCCATTTGTTTCTCCTATATATTTTTTGTAGTAAATGCCATACGTTACAAGGTCAAGCCCTCCGACTTGACCTGCAATCAATCTTCTCATACGTTTACGTGATAAACACAGTCTATATACATACATATTATTCATGATGCTATTCCATATTTTGTATTAACAAACTCTCTACATTCTTGCAATGTATGTTTGTTTGATTCAAAATAGATATCACGTTCAACGCCACCCAATCCACAGTCTAGAGATTTAAGCTCATCAATCATTACATATCCATACTCTGGCTCATGTATCATACACAACCCATAACATCTTCCAGTTTCTGGATCCATTTCAGATAAGTACCAATCTCCAACACCATATGGATTAAATAGTTTTACAACAACTTTGGATTCAATGTATTCAGGGTGTTCATCATTCCAAGCTGTCTTATGTTTGATGTGATTATCAATTAATCTTTTTTCAATTGCTTTAGTCAGTAACTTCATCGTTCTTCCTCTCTGTTTATTTTAATTTTGTGTATATTATCCTTGACATGTTTTAGATAATGATTGTCATGTTGTTTCTCAGCTTGAGCAACAGCACGCAATACTAATTCAATAGCATGTTGGATATCTGTTGTGTGCAATATGTCTTTTACCCACAATATTGTGTGTAAATCTACTGCATCTGGTATTTTCTTCATTGTTCCTCCTTTGTGTTATACTATTGTACCACACCTGTTCTACATTATACAACATTATTACTTAACAAATTTCCCTAGCCCTGCCCAGCCCTACAGCTAGGGGCAGGATCTAGAGGAATATTTGTGTGCCATACCCAACCTGAAGTATTGCCACCTGATTTTCAGTTTTATACAGTCAGAGGCAGACACAAAAAAACCTAGCTAGAAATTAATCTAGCTAGGTAAGATATAAACTAAGCTTGTTTTAACTTAGCAAACTTGTCTAATGTCTTTTGAGCATTAGCCATTGAATAAGTTTGTTTGCTACGTGCAACAACCTTTCTATCTTTCAAGTGAATCTCAGGCTCAAAAGTCTCATTAAACATTTCATTGTATAACTTTTGACATGTCGCCTTGATGTGTTGGTTAGTAGCATGTGCAACCATGTAATAACCAAGTCTCGCTTGAAGTGAATCAATCTTTGCATCAGCAGGTTCAGATAAACTCTCATCTGGTCGCTGTGCTGTCTTAGCAACATGTTCTTCAAGCTCCAACTTGAAGTACGATTCCTTGTCTGCATTGATTAACATATTGTATTTAGCATCACGAATCTGACCTTGTAACCAGCTTTTAACTGGACTGTAATCGGAATCACTTACAGATTCAAATGATGGGTGAACTAGAGCCGACATCTCAAAAGCTATCGTGTTAATACTATCAGTAACTTTCTTGATGTTTATATCTAGTGGTTGTTTCTCAGTTTTTCTTGTCATAACATTTTCTCCTGCTCTCGCATTGTGTTTATGTGCCATATTAATCACGAAGTATATTGTCCATGTCAAATGATCTACCTTATTAGAATTGGTGTTAACGTATCGCCAGAGGCGATTCAACATTATGTAAGGTAATTTGACATGGGCCATATACGTAGTAACTTCCACAAGCACTAACACAAAGCGAAGCAGGATAAATAGAGACGAGAAGAAAAACAGAGAACCAACCACCACTGGGGATATCTGTAGACAATTACTGTAGATGAACCTATACTTTTGGTATGACTGACTTCAGCCTCAAGAAGAAAGAGATTAATAAGAGAGCAAAGGACTTAGTAGATATACTCGTATCCAAAGGATGTACTATAACTGAGGCTAGTAAACTTGCAGGATATAAGGGAAACTCTGCGAGAGTAAGTGCGTCTAAGATGCTACGTAAACCTGAGGTACAGGAATACTACCTGCAAGAAGTCAGA